CATATGGTCGCTCCAATAGGAGCCCTGTGTTATACCCTGCGATAGTCATGTACTACCGAGGGATAGCGCTTTTGCTGTGCATTCCGCCCAGAAAAGCCTCAGCCGCTTCCGCACCATTGCGGAAGTGGGAAAACAGATCGCCGGTGGCTAGGCCCTCGCCGATCTTTCTCGATATTATGTTCGAGAAATGGAGTACCACTTTTGTAAGTGGATCTCCCATGAGCACCCCCCTGTACAGGGTGATGCATCGTGTTTGGTCGTCGACCGCGCGACCAATTTTACTTAACGGCCCGGTGGCAGTAAAGTAAACGGTTCTCGGTGTGTAGCACACCGCGAACACGATTCCTTGAAGTAGTGGAGGAATTCCACACTTCTTCATCCATTTCCCCGATATTCGTCGGGCAAATGCGTGTATCATTCGGTCTGTGGCCTCTTGATAATCAGTACTGCAGAGATATACATCCTGCCAGTACACGAGTCTATCAATGTGATCATTGAAAGAGTCTTCTACCCTGCGTTTTCGGTCTTCACTGAAAAGCAGGTCGTACATCTCTTCTGAGGTAAAGTCCTTGAAGAGATTCCATCCGTGGTGGGATTTACCCATCCCGGAGGTTGAACTCTTGATTCCCTTCTTAAGGGGATAAGAGCAAATCCTCGAGATTGTGTCTAACACAATCTTGAGAGCTGCGCGCCCTTTTGTAACGACGCGCGCTTTAGCAGGCTCTCTCACAACGGTGAGAAAGACTGATCGTAGCTCCTCCACCGACAGGTGGAGGACCTCGTCTAGGCACGCAAAGAACATTGCGGTGCCTATTGACTCGAAACCTTCCTTCGGAAGGAATCGGGTGATTTTACCGGTGTCCAAATCCCGTATGGGAATGGGCATCTGCTCATACTTGGCCATAAGGTCAAGCATGGCTTGGGCGGTTCCGCCCTCGCTCCTGTTGGCTTCCCAACAGGCAGCGCCTGTGACTGTGATGCGAGCTTTCGTATCCAGCCCTGTAAATATGTGATCAGGGATATCCCTCATCACATCCTCGATGGCCCGCACCATAAGTGCGGCCTGAGTTGGTGAAACTTCTGGAGGTGGGGAATCCACAGTCAGAAGGAACTTCCTCTTTGATCTAAGGACCACAAGAGGAGGAGGTGTCCCGGATCCTCGCGTCTGGGACAAGGTTCCTGCGAGATATAGTCTCGAGAAACCCTCATGTCTTACGGCCCTGTCCCAGACAGGGCGCAAGAAAGACTGGATCCACCTGGGGATCGAGTCTAGGAGGGGTAATCCTTCCCTCGGTTCATCCAAGTGTATGACTTGTTTGAACAACTTACGAGCGCGCTTAAGCTCCTCGTAGTGCGTGACTTGCTCATCTAGTGAGAAGTCAGTGACCTCACCGTCGAAGAATTCGTCGGTGAGTAGTATTGACAGTGCTTGTAGAACAAACATGTCATATTTCTCCCATGTCCAGATTTCTTCTGGATAGGATAGAAACCGTTGAAGGAAGAGTCCATCAATGGTTTTAAGAACTTCTATGAGCCTTTGTGCCCTATAGGTTCTATTCCGGAGTCCGGTGGTTTTACCGGTCTCGGGATCACGGGTATCTGGCTCGGCCAGAAACTCGGTAGCTTCGTCACTGGTCCAGATTGGATCGTGGCGGCCTCTGATGAAGAATGAGATTCTTCGAAAGAGTGTATTGGCGAAATTACCCCGAAGGGGGTCTTCGCCAGGCGCACTTTTGCGCGCACACTGAAGCCTATGGCCCCAGTGTGTATGATTGAAGAGAAGGTACATCTTCTCCTCATGAGACGTAATCTTGGTAAACCAAGTGACGTTCTTACGGTCAGACCCGCATAAGGCGGGGCTGATTCGGTCTTGAAGCCGGTGGGTACCCCCCGGCCAGACATTAATCTTCGGCTTTTCATCGAGATATTGCGATGCAAAAGCCCATCCTGCGAGGATCCTGAATGGATCTTCGTAGAGCCCTCGACTCTCCCTGGGGGAGAGGCGTGGTACGTCTTCGTCGTCCGGCACCACTGTGTCGGGACTACTGTCCTCAAAGAGGCAATCCTCTAAGAGTGAATGCCTGTTTCCCTCGTCATCGAGGGACAGGTTAAAGAAGCCATCCTCCGCAAGGAAGGGGGCTACCTCCTTCGAGAGCCGGCTACCGGCTTTTCGAAGGGTTAAACAACTTGGTATCTGCTTAAGATACAAGTTATGCAAGCCTCGGACGTAAGGTTCGAGACTTGGCGGTACGATGGACGTTGAAGAACGACGATCGTAGTATAGCTTACACTCCTCAATGTGAGTGAAAGCCGTATTGGAACTCAATACACTGTAATGTGAGAGTTTCATTTACCTAGTTGCTCCC